GCAAATACAACAGGGAATCTGAATACAGCTTGTGGTTCATTTGCTTTATCTACTGCTACTGAGGCAAATAACAACACGGGTCTCGGATATAGTGCTTTATTTTTACTAACTACAGGCAGTAACAACACAGCAGTTGGTAGAGCATCAGGTGAAAATGTTACTACAGGTGCACAAAACACATTTGTAGGTGCTGAGTCAGGGGATGCAGCTACAACCGCAAGTAACAACACAGGTATCGGATATGAAGCATTAGGCAAATTAACAACAGGTACTGACAATACTGGAGTTGGTAGAGCGTCAGGACTTGATAATACAACTGGTTCTGGTAATTGTTCTTTAGGAGTTGAGGCACTAGAAAATGGAAATGGTTGTAACAATTCTGTAGCAATCGGTAAACAAGCTGGTAGAGAAATAACTTCTGGTAGTAATCTTTTGTGTTTAGGTACGAGTTCTGGTAACTCAGGTTCACCCGGAGGTGCTTTAACATCTGGTAATAACGAAGTCACTATAGGTAATGGCGACCACTCAAAAATTAACGCACAGGTATCAATAACTGTAGCCTCTGATGAGAGAGATAAAACAGACTTCCAACCTTTATCTGCTGGTTTAGATTTTGTAAATCAATTAACACCCTATACTTACTATTGGGATAAAAGACATAAGTATATAGATTGGGATGCAAACCCTGATGCAGATTTGGATAGTGTTACGCATGATGGTACACACAAAGAAGATTGGTTAGATGTTGGTTTTAAAGCACAAGATGTAGTAGCTTTAGAAAAGTCAATAAATCATAATCTATCTGATAAAACTAATCTAACAACTAGCCTATCGCATGATGGAAAACAATATGCTTTGCAGTATGAAAAGTTTGTACCAATATTAGTAAAAGCAGTACAAGAACTTACGGCTAAAGTAGAAACATTAGAAGAACAATTAAACGGAGAATAATATGGCACAAACAGTAACACAATGTCTAACAGCAGCAGAGGATAGTGCTACAGTTATAAATGACGTTAATACTAATGGCAAAAGGTCAACGTACATTGGCGGTACAGCAGATACAGACACAGAAATGTCACAAACTGATATAAACGCATTAATACAACGTAATGTAGACCATTTAGAAACTATTTTGACTTATGATGGTAACAACGGAACACCTAACATAGTGGGTTCATCTTCAAGTAAAAAGACTACTTGTAGTGATGCTGTTACTACAGGTAAGGCATACATTTCAGCAAATTCATAAAAACGGAGAAATACTATGATGTGGATTAATTTATTTATGTGGGTAACAGCAATAATAGCTATAGCTTCTTTTGTAGCTGCGGTTACTCCTACACCTAAAGGCAACAAGCTTTTAAGTAAACTTTATAAAGTTATAGATTTTTGTGCTTTAAATATAGGTAAAGCTAAAGATAAATAATTAATGCGTAATTACAGAAAAGAATACGATAATTATCAAAGCAAATCTAAACAAAAAAAGAATAGAGCAGGTAGAAATAAAGCTAGACGTATTCTTGTAAAAGCAAAAAAAGTAAAAAAAGGTGACGGTAAAGACGTACACCATAAAGACGGTAACCCTAGAAATAGTAAAAGAAGTAATTTAAAAGTTACAAGTAAATCTAAAAATAGGTCATTTAAAAGGAACAAAGATGCCACAAAAAAAACCCGCAAATAAAACTAGAGCAAAAGTTAAAAAAGTAGTTAAAGGTTTAAAAAAAGCTAGTAAAACACACGCTAGGCAAGCAAAGACTTTGCAAAGTTTAAAGCTTAAAAAAGGTGGTTCTACTAAAAAGAAAAGTAAAAGCAAAGTTAATGAAGCCGGTAACTACACAAAACCCGGAATGAGAAAGTCGCTTTTTAATAAAATTAAAGCAGGTTCTA